ACAACAAGAACAGCTACGGGAGATGGAAGTACGGTCGCATTTACAGTAACAGCAGGTACTACTGTAGATAGTGTTTTGGTTTATCTTAATGGGGTATGTCAAGTCCCCACTACAGATTATACTATTTCATCTACTACATTAACCTTTACTACTGCTCCAGTTAGTGCAGATGCTATACAAATAAGAGAACTCTAAACCATGGCATTAAGTAAGATAAAAACAAATTCAATTGAAGATGATGCGGTAACAGCTACACAGATTGCTGCTGATGCTGTTGGTACTTCAGAAATAGCAACAGACGCTGTTGATAGTGCTGAAATTGCAACAGATGCCGTAACCACTTCTGAGATTTTAGATGCTAATGTAACACTAGCAAAAATAGCAGATCAAGCGGCAAATACTGTTCTTGTTAGGGATGCTAATAGTACTGGTGTTGTATCAGCAAAAGCAGTTGCTACTACTGAAATTTTAATTGGAGATGGTACAGGATTTACTGCTGCTGCATTGTCTGGTGATACTACCATGACAAATACAGGTGCAGTTACTATTGCTGATAATGCAGTTACTCTTGCTAAACTTGAAGATGGTACACAAGGAGATATCCTTTATTATGGGGCATCAGGGGTACCTACAAGATTGGGTGTTGGAACATCAGGACAATTTTTACAAACACTAGGAGCTTCTCAAAACCCAGCTTGGGCAGCAGCGACATATGATGACAGTGGATTACAAGATGATATAGCACTTTTAGGGTTTAAGGTTGCGGCAAATGGTTCGTTGGCAAAGTATAACTTGGTTGACCAAACGATAGATGATTTTCAAGATGCCTCAGGAATTAATTCTGGAGCGTCCACCGCTGCGACAAGAAGTCCCGACAATTATGTGTCTGGGTCTGGTACTCCAAGTGGAGGAACAATAACTACAGATGGTGGGTCTACTATTCACACGTTTACTGCGGATGGTGATTTTGTTGTCGGTGCTGGTACTATTGCTAGTCTTTTGTTAGTTGGCGGTGGAGGTGGTGGTGGTAAAGGTCCCGGCGGTGGTGGCGGCGGCGGCGGAGTATTAGAAATAACATCTCATGCAGTTACTCAACAAACATATGCAGTTGTTGTCGGTTCAGGAGGTACAGGTGGTATTGTGAGTCCAAGTGCTGTAGCTACATCAGGAGGAAATACAACTTTCGATTCTCTCACTGGGTTTGGTGGCGGTTTTGAAGGAGCTAACGGCGGTTCTGGCGGAGGCGGCGGTGGAGCAGATACATCAGCTGGCGCATCTACACAAACTGATCAAGGCGGAACAGGGTCTGGTAATTCAGGTGGTAACTGGGCAAGTGCTGGAAGCAATGACGGTGGCGGAGGAGGTGGTGGGTCAAGCACTGCAGGAACAACACCACCCGCTGGCTATGGTGGTGCTGGTGGTACTGCAATGCAATCTTCCATAAGTGGATCAAGTGTATATTATGGAGCAGGAGGCGGCGGTGGCTCAAGAATGAGTAGTGGTGGTAATGGTGGAGCAGGTGGAACAGGTGGGGGTGGTGCAGGTGGTCAAGGTGGTCCTTCGGCAGGTGCGGGTGCAAATGCGACAGGCATTGGAGCAGGTGGTGGAGGTGGTGGTCTCGATTGGCAATATGGACCGGCAAAAGACGGTGGTGATGGAACATCTGGGCAAGCTATTTTTAAATATACTACAGGATCTCTAGACTTTTATAATAACATGATTCTAGTGTCTACAAACCAAGCTGCACAGGCAGCCCCAACTAAAGGCGACATAGTGTTCACTTATACTAATGGTGCAGGATCAACAACATTAGGCACTGATGTTACCGCTGAAATTTCAGCAGATGGTGGCTCTACTTGGACAGCAATGACGCTTGGGTCTGAGGGAAGTACAGGTTCTCACAACATAGCAACAGCCCATGATGTGACAATAACAAGTACAATAACATCTCCATGGAATATGGCGTATCGAATAAAGACTTTCAACCAGACATCAAGCAAAACTACAAGAATCCAAGCAGTCAGTTTAGGCTGGAGTTAAGAAGGTTAACATAAATATATTAAGAGAATAACAAATGGCAAGAACAAAAATTAAAACTGCCGATATTACAGCCGATGCAGTTACAGCTACAGAAATTGCGACAGATGCAGTTACAGCTACAGAAATTGCAGCTGATACTATAACTAATACTCAGATTAATACTAATGCTGCGATAGCAACAAGTAAGATTACTGGATTAGCTGCATCTGCTACTACGGATACTACTGATGCAGATAATATCTCATCAGGTACTTTAGCCACGGCCAGACTAGGGACAGGTGCAGCATCTGCAACTACTGTTCTTTATGGGGATGGTACGTGGAAAGCTGAACCTGTAACTGATACTGCTGGAATACAGACTGATATTGCTCTCTTAGGTTTTAAAGTCGCAGCAAATGGTTCTTTAGCTAAGTATAATTTGAAGGACCAAATTGTGGATGATTTTCAAGATGCCTCAGGTGTTTCTTCTTCAGACTCTACTAATGCGATAAGAGAGCCAACCAATTATTATTGGGGAGCAGTTACAGCAACTCCTACTGTAACAGGCGGAAATACGATTACTACAGATGGTGCTTACACAGTCCATACATTTACAGGCAGTTCAAACTTTATTACTGATTCAGCATGGGTTGGTGGTCAAGCACTTCGGATACTTATTGTAGCTGGCGGTGGCGGCGGTGGCGGAAACATCGGTGGAGGAGGCGGGGCCGGTGGATTTAGAGATTTAACTAGTCAGACTGTTCCTATTGGAACATTTGCTGTCACAATAGGAACAGCTGGCGGCGGCGGTGCAGTAGGAGGTAGTGGTGCTAATGGTGTAGCCTCCTCATTTATTGGTCCTTCGGTATCCCTTAGTGCTACTGGGGGAGGTGGAGGTTCTAGAGAGTCTGGAGGACCAGCTGGAAATGGTGGGTCTGGTGGGGGCGGTGGCCATAATACATCTAACAGAGGAAGTGGTAACCTTGGTAGTTATACTCCTGTAGAAGGATATGATGGTGGTTTCGGTCGCAACTCGTCATGGTATCCTGCCGGAGGTGGTGGCGGTGCATCTGAAGTTGGTGAAGACGCTCCACCTTATACAGGTGGTAAAGGTGGAGATGGACAGATTACAGATATATCTGTATCTGGAACGAATGTGACATACGCTGGCGGCGGGGGCGGAGGTGTTATGCAACCTGGACCTGGTTCTCCGGCAAACGGCGGAGCAGGTGGTGCTGGAGGTGGCGGAGCTGGTAGTGATACCGTAGGAGGTGCTAATGCAACCGGGTATGGTAGTGGTGGTGGTGGCGGCCGAAACAGTTATAATGGTGGTAATGGTAGTGCTGGTATTGTAATTGTAAGGCGACCAACCGATCATTTAAGTACTGCTAATTTGACTCTAGTATCTACGTCTACAACTGCTGCCCAAGCAACAGATCCTACTAAGGGTGATATTGTTATGACTTATACTAATGGAACTGGTACAGCAACATTAAATACTCATCTAAAGGCTTTTGTTAGTAGGGATGATGGTACTTCCTATACCCAAGCTACACTTACGAGCCAAGGAAGTACCGGTGGTCATCTCATTGCTACTGCACATGAGTTAGATATCTCTGGTCAACCTGCAGGAAAAGCTATGCGTTGGAAAGTAGAAACCTCAAGCCAGGTATTCGGAACTTTGCAGACTAATATACAAGCGATGAGTTTAGGATGGAGTTAATTTGATACCATTTTTGCATGAGGAGTTTATTGATGACAAGTCTGTATGTGATGGGATTATAAAATACTTTAAGGATAATCCATCAAATTTATTAAAAAGAAAAAATCATTCAGAAGGTTTAGAGTATAAACAATCTACTGACATTTTTATTGAAGATGTTAAATCTGTAACTCATCCAACGATAAGTTTGTTTGTAAAAGAACTTTATAATATTCTAAACAAATATATGGAGATATATCCATATAGTAAGAAGTATGCTAGTTTTTCACTTAGTCCATTTAATATACAGCATTATGAACCAGGTGAGTCATATAATTTTTGGCATACTGAAAGAGATGGTAAAAGTCATGTAACTATATGCAGGCATTTAGTCTTTATGTTATATTGTAATGATATAGAAACTGGTGGAGAAACTGAATTTCTACATCAGGAGTATAAATGTAAACCTGTAAAAGGAAAATTAGTAATATGGCCTACCGATTGGACATTTACTCACAGAGGAATACCTGCACCCAACGAAGAAAAATATATTGTTACTGGTTGGTTTGATTATATACTTGACAAGTAATTTAAAATATGAGATAATATTTTTATGATTTTTTTTAGATGGAGAGTTAAATGCTTTTAACAAATGAATGGTATTTTTTTGTATCGGCAGTAGATAAGAAAACCTGTAACAAATTAAAAGGTTTGGCTAAAAATTCTTTTGAGGATGCTCGTATAGATACAAATGATAGAAGAATAACTGAACAAGAAAGAATGACTGGGAGAATACCTACACCTGGGATAGATAAAACGAAAAGAGTTACAGAGATATGTTGGGTACATGAACAGTGGATGTATGATTTAATTTGGCCCTATATGTTAGAAGCAAATAAACTTGCTGGATGGAAATTTGAAATAAAGTCAGCGGAATCTTTACAAATAAGTAAATATAAAAAGGGGGGACATTATACTTGGCATAGGGATGGTTATTCTGATTGTTTATCTACATATGATAAACCAGATAATAAATTCTTTCATGGTAATGTCAGAAAAATAAGTATGACCCTTCTGCTTAATGATAATTATGAGGGTGGAGAGTTTCAATTTTCTAGAATTATGGGAGGAGAACCAGACGTTGCAACACCTGAATTTAGTACCACTGGCTCAATAATATTCTTCCCGTCCTACCTGGAGCATCGGGTAGCCCCTGTAACAAAAGGAACTAGATATTCAGTAGTGACTTGGTTTCTAGGTCCACCTTTTAAGTGAGTGGCGGAGATACATAATTAATTAGACCTTAAATCTTATAAATAGTAAAAGAAAAGATTTGAGGTTTTTTTATGGCAATCGCTCAGAATATTATAATTGATCAAGACGCTGATTACTCTCAGCAATTTACAGCAAAAACAGATGCCGGCGTAGTAATAGATTTAACTGGTTCTAGTTTAGATGGAATGGTTAGAAAATCTTTTACATCTACAACAGCAACCGCTTTTACTACGGCTGTAGTAACTGCTACATCTGGTACATTTACTTTGGCTTTAACTGATGTGCAGACAGCTGCATTAGAACGAGGTCGCCATGTGTATGATGTGAGGGTTACTGATTCTACTAGCACTGTAACACGAATTCAAGAGGGGGTTGCAACAGTCAGTCCCAGTGTAACGAGATGACAAAGCAATCAGCAACTGCTTCATTTTTAGAACTTTTAGAGGCTGCAGCAAAGAAAGGTCCTTCAGAGATAGAACAGGACAAAGATGATTTTGCCCTGCCGCAATATCCTCTACAATTACACCCTGATGATGATGATGGTGACTGGGTAACTGGTGATCCTTCTAAACCTATTGAGTGGGAATTTAAAGGAGACCCTTTAAAGAAGGCGAACAAACAAGTAGTAAAAGATCGTAGTGTTTGGAATAAAGATCCTGACACCTCACAAGATTGGAAAGAATCTGTTGCGTTTACTGGTACAACAGAAGATGCTTTAAATGAGTTGGCGGATTTGTTTACGCTTGAAGCTTCTGTAGAAGAAATAGAACCTATCGTAGAAGAAGAAATAGAAGTTATAGAATCTTCGATTAGTGTTGCTCCAGAAGTAGAAGAAATACAACCAGAAAGTTATGGAGTTCGTGCTGCATCTAAAGAGTTAAGAGACCTCTTTGGAATAATGGCGGGAGTAGAAGTACCTCAAGTTGAAGAAGAAGTAACAGCTGAGGTAGTAGAAGAAAAACAAGTTACAGAATATACTCCAGATAGTTTAGAAGATGCTATTGCTAATATTTTAGGAGCCTTTAAAGAAGAGGTTGAAGAAATTGCAGTAGCCGAAGAAGTAATAGAAGAAGATATAAATGTATTACCAGTTGCTGTTGTAGAAGAAGTAGAGGTAATCACGCCACCAGTTATAGTTGCAGAAGAAGTAGCAATAACACCAACAATAAAATCTGAAGAAATAGCAGAGCAAACAACAGTTGTTTCTTTTATTGATCAATTAGAACAGGCGGCAAAAGATACAAAATATTCAGAAGCATCTAAAACTTTTACTGGTTCAGTAGAAAATGCAATAACTGATCTTTCAACTTTATTTCAAAATACTTTTGAAATACCTATAGCCCAAACTGCTGAGGAAAAAGAAAAAACTAGTGTTGCTCAAGTCATTGAAGATAATGCTCAGGCTGCAAGAGTTATAGATGATGTAACAGGTTTATTAGAGAAACATAAATCAGAAATGCCTGAAGAGGAATATAAGATTCTTGAGGGCAGTGCAGTAGATAAAGCAGTACAATATATTAATGATTTAGACTTAGCTGAAGCAGAAATTACTGATCCTAATTCGATGCCTTTTACTGGAGCACCATCTCCTTTAGTATCGTCACCAATGTTTACTACAGCGGTTACTGGTATACTTAGAAAGATGATGGCAACAGGACCAGGTTCTGGTGTAACTGAAGTTAGTAAATTAGATGATGTAGATAAAGATACATTACAAGATGGTTATGTATTATCATATAAACCAAATGTAGCACCTATAAACTTACCTTTTAAATGGATTGATCCAGCTTCTGTAGGAGATATAACTAAAATAACAGCTACTGATGGTT